GTACTGCGCCGCCGAGATCGTGGACGCGAGGGGGGCGGCGAGCGCCTCCCATGCGGCGAGGTCGGCGACCGGGACCTTCGCCCACGCCTTCCGCGCGGCGACGAGGACGAGGACCGCGAGGGCGGCCTGGCGGCGGTAGTGGTCGTCAGCCGTTTCCAGCATCGGCCACCGGCGCCGTCGTCGTGGTCGTGGTCGCCGCGCCGGCCGAGCGGAGGAGCTGCTGCGCGAGCGGGTCCAGCGCCTCCGCGTCCACCTGGGTCTTCCACCGGGCGATCTCCGTCTGCGTCGCCCCGTACCGCTCCCACAGCGCCTCGAGCGGCACACCGAGGGTCCGCATCTTCACCAGCGCGTCGACGAGCTCACCCTCGGTGCGGTACTCCGGGTTCCGCCACACGGTCTCCATGTCCGCGGAGTTCGGCACCGAGTCCCCGGACGCCTTCAGCCCGAGCCGGGCGACGGTCTCCCCCGGCTCTTCGAGGTGGCGCATGTGGCGACGCACCCGGGAGATCAGCGACGCCTCCGCGGCCTTCATCGCCTCCGCCGCGAGGTTCACCAGGTTCCCCAGCAGGTAGTGCGCCGGCGTCGCGACGATCGCCGCGATCGCCTTCACATCCGCGTCGACACCCTCGAGGAGGCCCTTGATGTCGTCGGACTCGAAGGTCCCGAACCGGGTGTCCGGGTCCGTCGAGGTGAACATGCGGTCGACCGCGACCTTGAACGGCTCGATGGGCTGCCCGGTCACGGGGTCGTTCGGGATGTCGATCCCGGACGCCCACTTCTGCTTGAACGCCGAGAACTCCTGCATCACCAGGCGGTCGAGGATCGTCTTGTTGATGCGCCGCTGGATCGGGATGACGGTCGCGAACTCCGACGTGCTGGGGTGCAGCATCCGCGGCCGGTTGTGGAACGGCACCAGCGGGACCTCGCCGAGCGGGTTCGGCCCGGAGATCGAGCCCTGGTACTCCCACGCCGGCTTCTTCGCCAGGATCACCACGCCGGACTTCGGCAGCGGCGCCCACCACGTCTCGACCCGGTCCACGGTGTACACCGTCGCGACGCGGACCTCGTTGATGTCGTCGTCGTAGGTCTTCAACCCGGCGACGCGGTCCAGGAACGAACCCGGCCGGTACTCCACGATCGCCTGCGACGGGTGCTCCGGGGTCATCGTCGGCACGTCGAACTCATTCGTCGTCGGGTCGACGAGGACCAGGGCCTCACCCACGGCCAAGCACTCGAGGAACACCATCTCCGAGCCGAGGTCCCACGCGTTGCCCTGCCAGATCTTCCACACCGGCTCGGAGACCTCGCCGCCGATACGGAACCCCTCCACATGCATCCGCTCCATCGCCGCGTCGACGACGAGCTGCATGAAGTTCGTGTTCGTCATCTGCAGCAGCCGCCCGAGGAGCTCCCGGCCCTTCTCGTACCCGACCGGCGCCGGGTGGTCCCCGGAGTACCACTCATCGAGGGCCTTCACCTCGGGCTGACGCTTCATCAGCCGCGGGTACAGGCGGTCCCGCCACCACTCCGGGGACTCCGTCTCTGGTGCCATGACCACCTCCTCGAGGTGCTAGAAGCCGTACGCCCGACGGACCTTCTTCTGACCCCACCCGGCCGCCAACGCGTCCGCCCTCGCCTCGCCGGCCAACGCCGCACCGACGACCGAGTCGATCTTCCGTGGTGAGCTCTCGTGTTCCTTGCGGACCAGGCGGTGCCCGCCCTTACGCCGCACGTACGCGTTCCCGAAGTGCTCCATCAACACCAGGTGCCCGGAGTGCCACAGCTCCCCGGTCATCAGCCCCGTGTGCAGGCGGTCCAACGCCGCCGCCATCTGCACGTCGCGGCGGGTCTCCCACCGCAGGACCCGCTCCTCACCGAGCTCGGCCGCGAGGGTGTCGATGTCGGTGCGCCACTCGTGCGGGTCGGCGTACATCCGCGACACCTCGTACCGGGCGAACGCCTCCCGCACCGCGGCCAGCACCTCCGGGCGCGGGACCTCCCAGAACGACGCCTGCGGGCCGGACGGCTTCGCCCAGATCCCCACCGGGAACACGAACCCGTCCGACATCCGCGACCCGATCAGCACCGTCGCGTCGTCCCGCAGCGAACCGTCGAACCCGAGCGCGATCGCCGTCCCCGGTGCGACCAGCTCCTTGCGGGCCTGCCGCTCGACGACGTCCCTCGCGATCCACGCGTCCTTACCGGACGTCGCGCGGTTCCCGTAGTACCGGACCGCCGTCGCGACGTCCGGGCAGATCGTCGGGTCCCGCATCTCCGAGTACACCCGCTCCGGGTCCATCCACCCCGTCTCCGGGTGCATCGCCGGGCCGTACAACTCCCGCAGCTGGGCCAAGGTGTGCGCCTCGTCGTCGAGGTCGACCCGGCCCTTGATCTCCCGGTGGTCCACGTAGATCCGCGGGTCCAGCTCGCCCTTACGCCACGCGGTCAGCTTCTCCTCCGCGATCGACATCTCACCCGGGCGGTACGCCGTCGTCGTCGGCATCGACCACGGGTCCGCGGCCTTCCGCTTGCCCAGGTTCCGCATCACCGTCGCGTACATCGACCGCAGCTCCGGCAGCACGTACAGGTGGATCTCGTCCGGGACGACGAACGTCTCCTTCCCGCCGTCCTTGGACGCCCCGCCCGACGTGCACGCCCGAACCTCACCACCGTCGGGCAGGTACACCGCCGTCGCCGACTGGTACCGCCGGACACCGCTGACGCCGGCGTAGATCTCCGGGTGCACGTCCGGGCCCCACTCGCCCGCGATGAACGCCGCGTTCTCGAACGTGTTCCCCGCCTGCGACTCCTCGGTCGCCAAGCACTTGATCAGCGGCGACCGGACCGGGCGCCCCACCGGCTGCCCGTCCGCGTTCCACCCGTCGAACCGCGCCGGCCCGAGGGCCTCGACGACCGTCACGAACCCCGCGAGCTCCGACTTCGCCCGACCCTTCGGCCGGGACAGGATCGCCTCCCGGAACACCCGCCGCCCCGTCACCGGGTCCAGCTCGTACGCCTTCACGAGGAACTGCAGCCACTCGTCGTCCAGCACGACCGGGTCGCCCTGCACGTCGCCCGGGCCGTGGCACTGGTACGCCTCGATCCAGTCCGCGACGTCGTACCCGAGCGAGCAGACCTGCCCGTCCCACTCCGGGACGAAGCGACCCACTAGGCGTTGAGGAGGTCGCCAGGCTCGATCGTCAGCGTCACCTGCAGCGGCGAGCCGAGGTCGCGCCACGACTCCGCGGTCATGGTGAGCGAGGTAGCGGGGGCGAAGGTGTCCTCGTCCAGCTGCTCGAACCGGACCTCAGCGCCCGGAGCCGGGACGAACTTCTCCCGGCTACCGGGCGGCCCGTCCCACATCTGGACGACCTCACCCCAAGGCCGGACGAGATCGAGCACGCGGCACGAGCGCACGGTCAGGGTCTTCGCCATCAGGTGGGGTCCTCTCCGTCGTGCACGATCGACGCCGCCTCGAGGTGGTCGGCGTAGCGCAGCAGGCCGAGCGTGTCCCAGGACTTCTGACCCTCCGCCGCCTGCAGCCAGACTGCGCGCACACCCTCGTCGTCGATGGTCTCGACGATGGTCACCCACCTGGTCACCATCTCGCCTGGCAGGGCGGTGGAGACCGCGTTGGCCATCGCCTCCCGCACGACGTCCGGGTCGAGGCTCACACGACCTTCAGCCGGTCGCGGGACTTCGAAGGCTGCTGCACACCGCGCAGCTGCCGCTTCTGCGGCCGCTGCCCCGTCGCCTCGTCCGGCAACCGCAGCGCCGCGATCAACCGGGCCATCAGCGCCGCCTGCTGCCGGACCTCGGCCAGCACCGGGTTGATGATCTGCCCGGTCCGACCCTCCAGCACCGGCGTCGACCACGTCGCCCGCTGCTCCAGGTCCTCGAGGCGGTCCGCCGTCCGGCACGCCGACAGCGCCACCTCGCGGCGCGGCTCGAGCGCGACCCGCAGCAGCGCGTCCTGCGCCAGCAGCGAGCGCCACAGCCGGGCGCCGCGGTCACCGAGCCCGGCCGGGACCGCGACCAGCTCGTCGGGCGAAACATCGGTCACGACGACCGCCTCTCAGCCGAACATCGGCAGCTGCTGGGCGCCGCGGTTCCCCTTGGCCGTGTTGCAGACCAGGTGCGCCAACTGGACGTTCACCGGCTCATGCGTCCCGCCCCGCGACAACGGCACGATGTGATCCAGCGACGGCGACAACGGATGGGGCCACACCTTGTCCGCTCGGACGCGCTTCCCGCAGAGGCCGCACCGCCACCGGTCCCGCTCCGCGACCACCGCGAAGACCACCGGCTCGCCCACCGCCGCGGCCCTCTTCAACGCCCGACGCCGGTGGTGGTTATCCCGACGCCGATCAGTCCACGCCGGCGGCGCCTGCCGCCCATCCGCCCGGCTCTCCCGGTTCCACAGCAACTTGCCGTGCCGCTCCGAGCAGCACCGCTGCCCGGCCTTGACCGGCACGAACTCGGCTTCGCACTCCGTCAGCGCACAGACCTGGGCGGGCGGCACGGTCGCCCGCGCCCGCCCGTAGGACACGTTCCAGCAGTGACGCGAGCACGTCTCCGACCGGTGTCGGCCAACGAAGGTTGCGCCGCAGACGACGCAGGTCCGATCCGGCGTGGTCACGTTCCGTCACCGGTCTCGCGTGCACGGAAGCGACTCAGGGGCTTGCACTCCTTGTGACCTCCCCGGCGGTCCTTTGGACATGTCGGGCATGGGGGGGTACCCCACCCTTTGTCCGTTTCGCCGGGCCTGTCCGGTGTCACGGTGCGTGATCGCCGTCCGTGTCGTCGTCGCGGTTGTTCCATCCGCCGGGTTGGTGCTTCGCCGTCTCGGTGCCGTGGCATGGGGCGCATAGGCCGCGGCCTCGGGCGGGGTCGTTGGGGTTGAGTCCGGCGGCGACCAGTGCTCGGCGGGACAGGGGGTGGTGGTCGGCGACGGTGGCTGGTCGTTGGTGGCAGCGGACGCAGATGGGGTCGCGTCGGAGGACTGCTCGTCGGAACCGTTCGTGTCGGGTGTCGTAGCCGCGGTCGCGTGCGGTGCCTCGTGCCTGCTCGGCTTGGCGTTGGCAGGTGGGGCAGCGTCCGCCGGTGGTGAGGGCGGGGCATCCGGGTGTGGTGCAGGGTGTCAACGCCCGGGTCATCGGGGCGGACGGGGTCCAGGTTGACCAGACGATAGGCCACCCGAGCGCAACTCGTCCAACATGTGGACGTTCACCGTGGGTCGCAGCCTCGGCCACGCTGCAGATCGACGGCCAAGGGGGCGAGGGCCGCAGTCATACGGGCGGCCCACTCTTGGCGACGCTCCCGCGCGATGTCCTCGGGTCGCCACGTCATGCCGCTCGCCCGAAGCGTCAGTGCGGCTCGAACGTCATCCCATCGGAGCGGGTCGGGGATCGACCGGTGCCAGTCCGACCACGCCCCGAAGACCTCCGTCGCCTCGTCACGGGTCAGTCCGAGTGCCTCGGCCTTCGCGTAGAACTGCTCCATCTCGATCATCGCGGCAACACGTTGCCGCCCATGGCGGACGAACAGGGCGACCTCGTCGGCGGCGTAGGGGCGGTCGAGGTGCGCACCGGCGGCCGTGCGTGCGGCTCGGTCCGTGTGCTCGTTCCAGCTAGGCATGGTGGTCCTTCCCGTGGGTGTCAGCATGCCCGTGCTCGGGCGCCTGGTCGACCTTGGCGTGCGGCGTGGCGGGTGGTGCGCTCAAGGTGCAGGAGCTCGCGCTCGTTGACGTATCGGACGCCTGCGAACTCGAGGTGGCGTAGGCGTTGGTCGGTGATCCAGCGGCGGATGGTGCGTTCGCTGCGCCCAGTGGCGGCGGCGGCCGCGTCGATGGTGAGCCAGGACTGGGCAAGGTCGGTCATCACGCGGTCCTCTGGTTGGTCAGGTCGCGGGTCAGGTCGTCGTACTCGTCGAGGGTGAGCAGGCGCCCGCAGTTCTCGCACTCGACGTGGCGGTCGCCGTCGTGGTGCCACAGCGCCTTGGTGTCGCAGCGTGGGCAGGGGATCGGCTTGCGGGTCTTCGACGGGTCGGTGCTGGTGCGTCGTTTCGCCATGCGGTGTAGGCGGGTGATCTCGAGGCCGAAGTCGCGGGCGAGGTCGGAGGCGAGGAGGCCGGGGAGGTGGCGGGTGAGCCATGCGGTGGTGAGCATGACGCGGTGTTCGGCTGCCCTGGTCGGGGTGTGTGGGAGGCGGCGGTGTTCGCGGTACGCGGCTTCCCACGCTTCGAGGGTGCGGACGATCTCGTCGACGTCGTCGACGGCGGGCGACGGTGAGGGCCGGCCGCGGGTCCCGGACACGGGTGAGGCGTCGGTGGTCTGGCCGCGGTGGCCGTCGATCTCCGCCTCGAGGAGGGCGACGAGGTCGTCGAGGTCGGCGAGGCGGGCCGCGATCCCGGTGGCGCAGCCGGGGCACCAGGTCGGGTCACCTGCGATCGCGGGGACGTGGTCGGGGTTGTCGCGGTGGGCGCGGTTGCACGGGCCCGGGCACGGGGTCGCGGTCACCGATTGACCCCCGCCGGTTCGCAAGTTAACCTGCGGGAATGTGCTCCGCAAGATACCTTTGATTCATGGAGCTGCTCATCCTCGCCAGTGCTCGCAAGCACGGGATCGCGGACGAGGACATGCTCCACGCCTATGACACCTTCGTGCGCGCCGAGTACCTCGGCGAGGGCTTCACGATGCTGACCGGCTACGCCCGCGACGACGCGCTGCTGGAGATCGGCATCGTCGACGGCCCGGCCATTGCGCACGCGATGCCGTGCCGCCGCCGCTACCTCCCCTGACAACGACGACCACACCAGGTGATGACGATGCCCCGCTCTCTGCAGGAGATCCTCGACCATGCCGACGAGCTCGCGGCCCGCTTCGAGGCCGACGACGCCCCCGGCACGGTGCAGGACGTCGACGCGCTGCGTCGGGTCCGCGACGCCGCGACGGCGCGTGCCGCCGCAGAGCGTGAGCTCACCGAGTCCGTGACCGCGGCCCGCGCTGCGGGTTGCTCCTGGGCGGCGATCGCCGTGTTCCTCGGGACCTCCGGAGAGGCGGCGCGGCAGCGGTACGGGTCCACGGCCAAGGACGGCGCCGCGCCGCGGGCGAAGGCGCGACCGAAGGCACGGCAACAGCGGTCGGCTGCCACGATGCCGAAGCAGGACTCCCACGCGGACAAGGTCCTGACGGCCACGTTGGACGGGGAGGCGCTCATGCTCGTGTGGCATGACGGGCACGTCGAGGTTCACCGACGCCAGGACGGTGATGCGGACTGGAGCATCGAGCGGGTCAGCGAAGAGGCGGCGGAACGTCTCCTCGAAGCGATGCCTGATGGACTCGGTCAGCTGACGCGGCGCCCGGTCGGGGATCGCCGGGATTGACCCGCGGCCGCGCTCGGGCGCGGTCACAGCCACCCGTCCCATCGGGCGAGGGGGTGCGCCTCGGCGGCCGCGACCATCTCCGTGAATGCCGCGATGGCCCAGTCGCGGGTGCCCCATCCGTTCGCCGGCGTGTGCACCTCGAGCCGCGCAGGTTCCTCGACCAGGGCGCGGAGGGTCTCGCGGAGCATCGGGAGCGACTCGCGGGCGCCCGTGCCGCGCAGTTCCTGCCAGCCGATGAACCCGGCGGCGCGGAGCATCGGCGTGAGGTTGTACGTGACGTTCATGGCCGTCCGCGGCACCTCGGCGGGTTCGGGGCCGCCGGTGTCGATGACGAGCCACACGTCGGCGCTCACGTCGGGTCCGCGAGGTGTTCGGGGAGCGGGACCCGCAGCAGCGAGTGAACCCGGCGGCGCCGGATGGTCCGCCCACCGGTCGTCGGGTCCTCATCGAAGAACACGCGCCCGTCGGAGTCGCGCACTACCTCGTCGCGGGCGATCGCCGGCGCGTCGAGCAGCACGATCTCGACGTCGCGGCTTCCCCAGTTCGCAGGGATGTCGGCGGGGTTGACCCCGTTCGCATCGAGCCACGCGAGGACCTCGTCGCGGTAGGCCTGGGGGCGGCAATGGAAGTCCTGGGCGCGGATGCGGGCGAGGACCTGCACGTCGGCGGTCACGAGGTCCTGCGCAGGGGGTCGATTTCCGTCCGCCGTGAGTAGTGCTTGAGCCCCTCTAAAGAGGGGGGCTCAAGGACACTCACTCGCCTGTGTGTCATGGGGTGACACTCGCTGACACTCACCAAAGTCCGCGAGACTGTGACCTGCGGGTATGCCCCCGATTCGAGTGTCAGGGGGTGACACTGGCTGACACTCGCGGTTTTCGGGGGTCTGGCGTGAGTGTCACTTCGAGTGTCACTTCGCTCGGCGTGTCGGCGCGACACGCCGCATTGTGACCAGGTGAAACGATCACCTGCCGATGTTGATCTCGGGAACCGTCCACATCCTGGGATTCTCAGGATCGACCGGGGTCGTATCCGCAGGTCCGCGCGCTGTGTCACTTTTGGTTCCTGTGACACTCGCGGGCGAACGCGGGCAAAGCGGGTGCAAAGGTCGCCTGTGGTCACCACGGCTTCTCCTGCCCTTCGTCGAGGTTCTGCTGGACGGTGGGGATGGTGCTGAGGAAGTACCTGGTTCGACCGCGCGGGCCCTCGGCGCGGATGTCGCCCTCCTCCGCGAGGCGGCGCAGGGAGCGGTAGAACGGGGATCTGCCGGTCTCGGGGACGGCGAGCTCGAGGAGGAGCTGTGCTGCGGTCGCGCCGACGTCGCCGTAGTTGGTGAGGACGGCGATCACCCGGGAGCGGACGGGGATCTCGGAGTCGTCGGGCTGGGCGTGCTCGAGGATGACGGACCCGAACACGGGGCGCCGGTTCAGCCACTGCGTCCCCCCGGACGCGCCGTCCTTGACCTTCTTGCGGGTCAGGCAGACCAGGGTCGACCCCTCGGCGACGGAGGTGAGGACCAGGACCTCGTCGGCGTTCGCCTCGAACTGGTACCCGCCGCGGGTCCGGGACGCGTCGCCCCACCCGGGGTGGTGCACGAGCAGGACGGTCCCGCCGAGCTCGGAGGACAGGTCGGAGAGCTGCCGCATGATCCGGGCCGCGTCCTTCGTCTCGTCCGCGTCCGGGGCCAACGAGGAGAACGTGTCGAGGACGACGAACCCGTACCCGCCGTCGACCGCGTAGGACGTGACCTCCTTCCAGGTCCGTTCGTCGCGCAGCGACGCGGGCTTCACGAGGAACGTGGCCTGCTCCTCCCCGACCCGGGTGCCGGCGTTCCACGCCCGTTCCCATGCGGTGATCCGTTCGTCGAGGCCGTAGGCGCCCTCCCCGACGACGAAGAGGACCCGGCGCTGCTGCACGCCGCGGCTGAGCCACGGCTTCCCGGTCGCGATGCAGCACCCGAGGGCGTGGGCGAGGACGGACTTCCCGAGGCCGTACCCGCCGACGAGGACCGCGGTCGACGGGGTCGAGATGACGCCCTGGACTAGGGGCTCGATCTTCGGGAGCGTCCCGAGCTGCGAGCGGGTCAGGGGTGTGCCGAGCCGGTTGAACTCGGTCTCCAGCGGCGGGATGTCGTTGCGGGGCGGGTTCGGGTCCCAGGCGGTCCAGGCGAGGTCGGGGTGGACGCCGCCGTTGAGCTCGATCTCCCGGGCGATCGCGTGCTCGGCGGGGGTGGGCGGGCGTTGCGTGGTCACAGCAGGGTCCCCCGTTGGCGTGCGTTGTGCGCGGTGTGCTCGTCGTAGTGCTTGCGGGCCATGTCACGGGCGAGGACGGTCGCCGCGGCGACGCGGTCCCACCACGACTCCGGGCTGATCGACGGGAGGGCGTCACGGACGTCGACCGCCGCGGCGACGAGGCGGGCCCGCACGAGCGCGTCATCCGCGGCGAGCTGCTCGAGGAGGTCCGCGGTGATCTGCTCGAGGGTGGTGTGGCTGCGCCAGCACTCGGCGGCGACGAGGACCGCGGCGACCCGGCGGAGGTCGCTCTCGGGTAGGGCGTGCCAGGCGGGGTCGGCGTAGCGCGGGATCGGTCTGGGCGCGCGCGCGAGGACGTCGCGGGCCAGGGCGGTGGGCTCGAGCACGTCAGGCGCCCGCCTCGGGGAGGTACGCGACGGGCAGGCCGGGCCACTTCGCCAGGTCCGGGTCGGTGCGCGGGACTGTCGCGTTCGCGCCGCACCAGCAGCGGATGTCGAGCTTGGTGGCGTGGCCGTTGTCGCTGAGGGTGTAGATCCGCTCGCCGCAGTAGGGGCACCCGGGCGCGGCCTCGACGAGGCGGTACCCGACGAGGAGCTTCACCACGGCACCTCGACCTGGACGAGCACGGCGTCGAGGACGTCGGCGTCAGGGCGCCACAGGCCGAGGCGCCCGCGCGCGGGCACCAGCTCGGGCAGGGCGCGGATCTCCTCGAGGACGAAGTGGTGGACGTCGAACACCATCCGCGTCGTGCCGTCGGCGTTGTGGTGCAGGTACGACTGCTCGCCCCACGGGTCGCACCGGTCCGGGTCCGTCAGGCAGTCGAGGGTCTGCAGATGCACGTCGACGAGCTGCGCGATAGCGACGACGCCGGGTCGGAAGTAGTCCGGGTTCGGGCACGGGTGACACGGCCCCGGGATCCGGCCGTCGGAGTGCCACGGCCCCCACGCGGCCGCGATCCGTTCGTCGGAGGCGCCGCGGTCCGACCAGGTAGCGCCGGCGTGGATGAGGAGCAGCCCGCGGTAGGAGACCGGGCGGGAGCGGTTCTCGATGTTCTTGCCGGCGTGGGCGATGGCCCAGGCCCACGGGTTCTTCACGGTGATAGCGCGGACGTCGGTCATGCGTCATCACCAGGCCAGGACGGCGCCGCGACGCAGGCGGGTTCGTGGGCGGCGATGACGGACACGACGTCGGCCAGGGCGACGTCGTCGGGCTCGAGGGCGGCGATCTCGGTGTCGCACCGCTCGCAGTAGAGGTCGACGTAGACGGTGATGACGACCTCGCGGATCGGGCGCTCGCCGCCCTCGCCGAGGTCGTCGAGCATGTCGCCGCGGGTCGGGCCGTTGACGTTGGTGTGCACGAGCAGCCGGTACCGGTCCCAGGCGTGCCTCATGTGACCAGCCCCAGGACGCGGCGGGGAACGAGGTCGGCCTCGTCGAACAGCGCGATCGTCAGATCAGGACGCGGGGCCGGCCAGGCCGGGGCGGCGGGTTGGTCGTCGCGCACGCCGCGGACGTTGAGGTCGCGCATCTGCTCGTAGTACTGGTCCTGCGTCGCGAGGTAGAGCGCCCCGCGGTTGAGCCCCGAGCTGCGGCGCTTCTGGTCCTGGAAGGCGAGAGCCAGGTCGACCCGCGTGCGGTACTTCTCGGTGCGCAGGTAGGGCTGGACGTCGCGGAGGAAGCGGGCGGCCTCCAGTGCGGCGACCCGCCAGCGCCAGTACGCGTTCCGCGGCGGCGCGGCCGGGATGGGCCGGTGGTAACCGCCCCACCGGTCGGCGAAGAACGCGGTGATCTCCGGGGCGGTGTTGACCATGTCGCACAGCAGCGCGCCGCGGTTGCGGGCGGTCGGCTTGTTGATCCGGACGGACCCCTCACCCTCGAACACGCCGGCCGCCCACGCGAGCTCGAGCACGGGAACGTCGGCCCTCATCGCTTCCGCCGGTGCTGGGCCGCGTTCACGCACGTCTGGAAGTGCGACGTGCCGCGGCGTTCACCCTCGGCGAGCTCGTCGCCGGCCTTGAGGACCCGGGCGAGGAGGTCGCCCTTGGCGTCGCGGCGGGCGGCGATGTTCCCGTCGGGGACGGGGATCGCGTCGAGGGGCATGTGCTTCCCGCTGGGAAGGGTGGCCCAGGAGATGGGTGCGTCGCAGGATCCGCAGACGGCGCTCACAGGGACTCACCGCGCAGGACCCGCTCGTTGTGGCGCAGCATCCGCGCGGACCAGCCGGCGCAGTAGTCAGCGGGTGACCCGTCGGCCTTGTATGGGCGGTGGTTCTCATCGATGACGGGCTTGTACGCGGAGGTCAGGTCGACATCGGGGTGGTACTCGACGCCGGTCGCGGGGTGCACATAGTGCGTGATCCGAGGCAGCCCGTTGTGGCACCAGAACGGGGTGCCGGTGATGACGATGTCGTCGAGGAGCTGCGCGGACGCGACGACGTTCGGGTCGTCGCGGCGCTCCAGGGACCCGGGCTTGTACGCGCAGTCCGCGCACATCCGCGGCATGACGGTGGCGTCCTGCTCGCGGCGGATCGGCGCCTGGGCGGGTGGGTCGTAGACGGGTTCCCAGCAGGTGCAGCCGATGCGGCCGACGTCGGCGGCGCCCGCGCAGCACGCGCCTTTCCCGGCGTCAGGCCAGTTGAAGTCGGGGAGGAACTTCCCGCAGTAGCGGATCGGGTCAGCCATCGACGTCCTCCTGCGCGAGCATCTGGGGGCTGACGAGGAACCGCTCGCCGAGGTAGACGAACACGAGCTCGCCGGTGACGACGCCCGCGCTGTCGGTCGGGACCTCCAGGTCCTCGACCGGGTGGCCGGCGCGGGCCATCAGCCCGGTGAGGTAACCGGCGGCGAGGTACTCGAGGTCGGGGCGCTCGTCAGGCATCGGCGTCGCCCCGCTCGTAGGCCGCCATCCGCGCCCGGTTGAGGTCGTCCTGTAGCCGGTCCCGGTCAGCCTGCAGCTGCGTAAACGCAGTCCTGGCGCCGCGAAACGCCCGGAGCATCCGTGCGGTCTCCTGGCCGACCGCCGACTGGTCGTCGATGTGGTTGCGACCTGGTTGCTGTACGGCCCTGGAGATTGTCCGAGGGCAGCTCGCCCACAACACCAGCAAGCACATCGAGTCGCGCAGAATCGCGACCTGCGCCTCGGCCCTCTCGGCGCGGGCGAGGGTCGACGCGATGACGGCGCGGTCGTTACGCTCCTCGGCTGTCAGACGCGCGACCTCCGCCTCGGCCTGCTCGGTGCGACGTTGCGTCTCGGCGAGCGCGATGGAGAGTTTCCCGTTCCCGGTGTCCGCGTGTCCCAACTCGCGTGTCAGGCGCGCGATCTCGGCCCGCGCCGCCTCCCACCCGTTCAGCGCGGTCGTCGCTTCGGCCTTCCAGCGCAGCAGGCGTGCGACCTGGGCCCGCGCGTCCTCGAGCTCGTCGGCGAGGCGGCGGGTGACGCAGGGGTAGGGCATCCCGCAGCAGGAACACGTCCCGTCGTCCTCGGTGCCGGGCCAGGGGACGTGCCCGTTGCGGACGCCGTCGAGGTCCAGGCCGACGACGGTCCCGACCTCGACGCCCGGAACCGCGGTATCCCTCGCTGGCGCGGGGGTTGGTGAAGGCTTGGGGGTCGATCCCTGGGCGTCGGCGCGTGCACGGAGGAAGTCGATCGCCGCCTGGCCGGTCGGCTTGGCGGCGAACCGGTCGAGCTCGTCGGCCGCTTCGAGGAGTGCCGCCTTCCGCGCATCCACAACCGCAAGCAGCATCTCGGCCTCCGCTGCGGCGACGGTCTGCGCCAGTGTCGCGGTGAATTCCTCGGTCCGCTTGGCGTTCCAGGCCGTCTCCTGGTCTCGCTGCTCTTCAGCGCGCCGACATTCGGCGGCCCTGCGGGCGAGCAGGATCCTGGTCTCCGCGTGCCGGGCGCTGGACTCCTCGATCAACGCTACGAGTTCGTGGATCTGCTCGACGGCCAGCTCGGGGGACTCCCGGACCGCGTCGTCGTCCGGCCATGCCGCGAGGACCTCGGCCGGGTCGATCGGGTGGTCGCCCATTAGAGGTCACCGACCTGACGGGAGCACCCGACGCACACCCCGTTCGCGAGGACGAGGTCGTGCACGCAGCGGTCGCGGATCTGCTCCATCGTGTACGTGTGCACGACGTCCGGTGGGGTCGGCGGCGTCGCCTTCTCCAGCTGAGCGCCCATCAGGACAGCACCGGCGTCGGCAACTCCGCGGGCTCGAGCACCGGCTTGTCCCCCGCAGGGACCGCGAAGAACGCGTCCTGCACGCCGCACCGGCGGCACGACCATAGGCGCTCGCCCGGGACGCGGACGAACGCGTGCGCGTCGTCGTCACACCCGAGGAGGCGCCGCTTCACGCCGGGCCGCCCATCGCCTCGAGGACCTCAGCCTCCGCCTCGACCGCGGCGAGCTGCGCTGAGCGGATCGCGGGCCCGTGCTCGGCCCAGAGGTCGTCGTAGATCCGCGGGAGGACCGCGTCGACGCTCACCAGACACCGTCCGCGCGCTGCTCGGCGCCCGACTGGATCGCGGTCAGCGACGCCGCGAGCTTCCCGATGGCCTTGCGCATATCGGCTTCGCGGAGCTTCGTCGCCGCCCCGATCCCGTCGAGCTGCTCCAGCACCCACCCCAGGGCGGCGCGGAGCCGGGCGACCTCGTCCCCGGCGATGAGGCCTTGGGCGTTCTCCATCGTCTGCTTGGCCAGCTGGACCTCGTTGTCCCCGTCGAGGGTCCCGACCGCGGTGCGGGCGAGGTACAGGAACCGTTGGACGTCGCGCAGGGTGTGCTCCTGCTCCCCGCCGGCGACCTCCATGGACCGGATCTCCATGCGGACCTGCGGGTCCTTCTTGGACCCTTCGGCGGGGACGACGGAGTCGACGTGGACGAGCTCGACGACGCCCATCAGCGCCATCCCGGAGGACTCGTACAGGCGGGCGGCGTACCGGTCGATGGACGCGGTCCGGTCGCCGCCGACGAGCCCGGGGTTGATCTTCACGCTGACGGTCATGCCGTGGCCTCTCGAAGTGGGGTTGGTGTGGTCTCGACCGGCATTGGGGTGTCGCAGATCGCGCAAGTGCCGGTGCGCGCGGAGTGGGAGTGCAGGTGCTGCCGTTCGTCGGAGCGGATGAGTGCCTCCCAGCACTGACCGCAGGCGATCCCGCCGACGCCCTTGCCTTTGCCGCGGGTGTGCGTGGGGTCGACGGCCGCGATCTGCAGGCACCGGGCCTTCGCACGGTGCGCGAGGGGGTGGGACGCGGCGAGGTGCCCGATCGACGAGCGCCCGACGCCCGGGCCGATGCGCCCGGACGCGAGGCGGGCGCGATCGCGGGCCTCGGTGAGGGTCATCTCGCCGCGGCGTAGCTCCTCCTGCTCCTCGATCGGCAGCGACAGGAGCATCAGGCGCGCCGAGACGTGGGACTGGTGGCGCCCGACGCGGCGGGCGACGACGGAGTCACCGACGCCGAGTTGCGCCTTCAGCCGGGCGAGGCCGCGGGCCTCCTCGATCGGGTCGAGGTCCTTGCGGTGGGAGTTCTCCACCAACATGGCGGCGAGGACGTCGTCGGGGCGCATGGCGCGGCGGACGATGACCTGCAGGGTCGCCCACCCGACGAGGCGGGCCGCGGCGTGGCGGCGGTGCCCGGCGACGATGAGGTACCCGCCTGCGCTGCGGCGCACGACGATCGGCTGGAGCATCCCGACAGCGCGCAACGAGTCCGCGAGCTCTGTGACGTCGCCGAGGTCGGTGCGCGGGTTGTCGGGGTCAGGGTGGACCTGCTCGATGCGGACGCGGAGCAGCTGGTCGTCCGCGACGGACGGAGCCGGGGGCGGCATCTGCCTCGACGCGGCGGCCGGTGGCCCCGGAACGGGGTGCGTAACCCTCACGGGCGGCGCAGCGTGTGGCTTAACGGGCTCCGGGTCGCGGACGGGGATCCGGGCACCGTTGGCCTGCAGCAGCTCCGCGGCGGCGTGCCCGGCGGCGGTGTAGTCGACCTCCCCGTTCGCGACGAGGCAGCCGTGGCGCCGAGCGATGTCGAGGACCTGCACCGGCATGAGCGAGCACGCGGTGGCGACGAACTGCACGCGTCGGCGTGCGGCGAGCATCTTCAGCACGGTCAGCTCGGTCGTGTCCGTCATGCCGCTCCCTCCAGGTCGTCGGCTTCGGCCTGCGCGGCCAGGCGGCGGCGGGCGCGTTCGCTGACGCCGCCGTAGATCCCGAACCGTTGCTGGGTCTTCAGCGCGTAGTCGAGGCATTCGGCTCGCACGACGCACTGCGAGCACACGGCCTTCGCGGGCCTCGTGGACCCGCCCTTCTCTGGGAAGAAGATCTCCGGGTCGGTCTCGGCGCAGAGCGCGTCGATGTGCCAAGAGACGTCGACGAAGAGAAGCGCCTCACCGCGGGTGGAGAACTGATCGAGGGTCCCCGCGAGGTGGTGGTGCTGGTAGCAGCGGCGGCATAGTCCGCGGCCCTGAGTGAAGTCGGTTTCCTCGCGGCAGCCGCGGCAGACCTGATCGCCCGTCATAGGACATCGCCGGCGGCCAGGGTCACGGTCTCGACGGGACGCCACAGGCAGGACGACCGGATGGACCCGAGGTTCCCTCTTCGGTGCCACAGGCGCGCGGGGCGGCCCTCACCGGCCCACACGTCGAGGACCTCGTCGGCGTCGCGGCCAGGGCCGGTGTAAAGCTCGATGTAAAGCTCGAGCGAGAGCTGATCCCCCGTCACCAGCCCACCCCCGCAGGCCAGACGACCGGTACCAGCGCCGCGAGGTGAGCCTTCGGGAGCTCCACGATCGGCGCGCCGAGGTACTGCATCCCCATCGCCCGCAGCCACCACGCGTCGACCTGGTCGTCATCGCGCAGGTCCATGCCGGTGCGCTTGAGGAGCTCCACCCGCATATCCGGCTTCGTCGCGTTGCCCTTGCCGGTCGCGAACTTCTTCAACGTCGCAGGGGTGATCAGCGCGTACGGCACGCCCAGCTGCAGCAGCGCGAGCCGCACCACACCCTGCGCCATCCCGGTCTTCCCCGCGCCGTGCCCGTGGGTGGGGAGGTCCTCGACGACGGCGAGGTGGAAGCCCTTCGCCATTTCCTGCACGTCGCTGTGGATGGCGACCAGGCGCTCGTCGGCGTTGCCGCGGCAGGTCCCCACGCCGGTGTCGGACCAGGCGAGTCCGGTCCCCTCGAGGCTCGGGTCGATCCCGATGACGTTCACGCCGGGACCAGCTGGAGCTCGAGCTGCCCGATCAGGTCCCCGAGCTGGTTCGCGACCTCCTTGTACACCGCGGCCTGCACGAGGTCGCCGTCGCGCTTGCACGTCTTCGACGCCCGCCGGTACGCGCCCGCGCGCTCGAAGAGCCAGGCGAGGACCCGCTCCCCGGTCATCCGAGCGTCTCCTGCTGAGGGTCCTGCTGCGGCTCCTCGTCGTAACCGTCGGCGTCAGAGCCCGGGTCGTCCTGGTCGTCCGGGTCGAACGCCGGGGCCTGCAGCGCCTCGACGACCTTCGCGACGTCCGCCGCGGTCAACTCGTTCGGGTGGCCGACCTGACGCCCGATCACCTTCGCGACGTAGTCGCGGCGGGCGACCCCCGTGATCTCCAGCTCCGCGAACCCGGTGTCCATCGCCGTCAGCTGCTCCGGGGTCGGGCGGGCGTCGCCCTCACCGGGCAGCGGCGGCGCGGCGGCAGGCGTGGCCGCAGCCGCGGCCGGGGCGGTGGTGTCCTCGCCCGGTAGCGGCGGGGGTCCGGCCTCACCTGTCGGGCGCGCCGCCGCTGCGGTCTTCTTCCGGGTCCGCGACGCCGCGGTCTTCGCGGCCGGCTTCGCCGCGGCGGCCGGAGCGGCGGGCTGCTCGTCGCTGGTCTCGCCCGCGGGTAGCGCCGTGCGGGTCACCAGGTTCGGCGCCGGCGGGACCGCGTTCATCGCGTCGTCGTCGCCGTCGATGGCCTCCTCCATCGCGACGAAGCCCTTGAGCTCGGCCTGCGCGATCCGCTTGCACAACCGCCCGGCCGCGCGGGCGTAGAGCATCGCCTGCGGGTCCTTGGCGTAGTTGTCGTTCCGCTGCGTCCACCCGGCCTTGCGGGCCTGGTCCATCGTGATCGTGACCCGCTCCTCGCGCCCACCGGCGCGGCGCCCGCAGACCACGGCGCGGGAGTCGGTGACCTCCTCGACCCAGAACTCGTGACCGGCGGCCTGGACGACGGCGACCATCGCGTCGGCGTACAGCGCAGGGCGGCCCTTGACGACGTACACGTTCTGCAGCGCCTGCACGGGGTTGTCGAACCCGATCCCGGCGCCGTAGACGATCGCGGTCGCCGCGGTCGCGATCGCGATCTCCCTCGCCGCGTACCGCTGCGCGTCTGTGGCCCGGTCCGGGATCCGCGGGCGGTAGGAGTCCGGGACGAACGGGGTGTCGACGACCGCGGCCGCGAACTCGACCGCGAACTGGTAGGTCTCGACCCAGGCGCGGACGTTGCTCGCCCCGGGCGGCAGCGCGGCGACGACGGCCGCGGCGGGCTGGTACTGCTCGAGCTCTGTCACTGGGTCTCCGTACGGGTGAGCCGGTAAGGGCTGTGGGCGGCGGGCGAGATCGGCGCGCCGACGAGGTCGCGGGAGATCTTGGTGAACCGGGCGACCTGCTGGACGTAGAGGAAGTCCCGGAAGATCTCCGGGGACGTGGTGACGGGGATGAGGTCGGCGCCGTCACCGCGGATGTGCACGGCCGCGCAGTCGTCGACCTCGGGCATGGGCTCCTCGGCGTCGCCGTCGAGGAGGACGTCGGCGTACCGGTAGGCGGCGAGCTGGAGCGCGGTCTCGCCGAAGATCCCCGACCTCGAGGACTTCAGGTCGATCAGGAGCCGCTTCGTCCCGACCCGCGGGATCACCAGGTTCGCGATGAGGTCCCCGGTGCCGGCGTACCCGTGCTTGTAGGACGCGACTGAGAACTCGACGTGGTCGGGGTCGACCTTGAATGCGTCGAGGAACCGGGCGTACGCCTCGACGTAGCCGAGGAGCTCGTCGGGGACGTCGACGGTCTCGCCCTTCACGAGTTGCTCGCCGTAGCCGTGGATCTCGGTGCCCCGCTTCGCTGCCTTGTCCTTCTCCGCCCACCGCGCGCCCTTGAGCTCCTTCAGCCGGGCGGCCGGTTTCATCGCGGCGAGCTCGTCCCACCGGTCGATCGCCGCGTCCGCGGTCGTGTCGCCGGCCCAGTTGATGAGCGCCGGCTTCGGGGACCCGTCGTTGATGAAGGTCGTGACGCCGGTGACGCGGGTCCCGACGGCGTCGGCGTAGTAGTGGCCCTTCGCGGTGTTCTTCCGTCGGATCGGCGGGACGAACGCGGTCATCGGCGGGCCTCCGGTCGGGGTGCGGTCGCCTCGAGCCAGCTCGGCCCGACCCGGGACTCCGCTGCGTCCGCGGCCGCGATCGTCGCCGCGGTCAGCGCCAACGTCGCGTGGACCTGCGCGCAGGCCGCGAGCCCGGCGCGGAACGAAGCGTCGACGCGGGGAAGGTCCTGGGCCTGGTGCACGAGCCGCTCGGCCTCGAGGTAGTGATCGGGGCCGTTCACCGCGGCTCACCCGCGCGCATCCGCTCCCGGTCCGCCGCCGAGGCCGCGTGAATCGTCGCCGGACGCTCGAGGGCCCTCTCGACCGCGTCGAGGATCGCTTGCGCCGCCAGCGCGTCATCGAGGTCGCCCTGGGCCAGCCCGGTCGCGACCGAACGCAGCAGCCCGGCGAAGAAGTCGCGCTGCATCTCGGCCGTGTCGAGCGAGACACAGAGCCGCGCGGCCTTGGGGTCGGCGCCCGGGCGGATCCGGTGGACCTCCACCGCCGTCAGCGCGTCGGCGAACCCGTCGTGCTCGGCCTGCGCCAGGTGCAAGAGGAGGAACTGCTGCTCGCAGTGTCCAAGCGCGGCCCACCGCCTCAGCAGGTCGGCCGTGGATTGGTCGGACATCGGAGATCCCCCCGGGGTGATCGGTGGCGAACGATGGGTCGAACGGGGGACACTGGAGGTCCCCCCGAGCCGGGTCGCGCGTCAACGCGGCCCGGCTTCTTGCGTGCTACGGGCCGTGCTCGGCGACGACGGTCGATGCCTCGTCGGCGGCGCGCGGCTTGAGCGCCTCGACGTCGCGCCGGTGGAACAGGTACGCGCCGCGGACGCCCGGCATCTTCAGCGCTGGCGGCAATTTCCCGGACTGCGCCCAGCGGGCGAGGGTGCTGCGGTCGATCGCGAGGAGGTCGCAGACGTCCGCGGCACCCATCAGTTCGTCAGCTTTTTGCGCCATGGCCGGAACCTAGCGGTGCGATAGGTTTTGGCACAAGGTGTTGCGCGCGTCGTCCGTTCGGCCCGTAGCGCAAGCGCAATACCTTGTGCAACAGTGACGGGATGCTTAAGCAGACAGAGACCGCGCCGACGGCTGTTGACAGCCTCGGTTGGCGGATGAGACTTGCGCTCGCCTACGCGGGTTTGTCCGTGGGCGAGCTGGCCGATTACCTCGAGGTCAGCCTGGCGTCGATGCGGGCCTGGACGTCCGGCCGGTCACGGCCGCGGACGTCGACCTTGCGCGACTGGGCCGTGCGGTGCGGGGTCGACTACGACTGGATGACCAAGGGGGTAGACCTCTCGGCCGCGGACGGCGCGGAGTGCGAGCGAATCGCCGCCGACCTGGGGATGCCGCACACCGGGGTCGACGCCTTCGCGGTCGTGCTCACCCTCGACCAGCTGGGGCTGCTGCTCGTCGACCAGGGCGGCCGCCTCGCCGCGGTCCGCCCGGGCAGCGCGGATCTGCCGGCCCAGGACGGCCGCAGATCCTCTAGAGCTACTAAGAGGTATCCCGTGTCATGGGTGGTGGCTAGCCGCTTCGGGCCACGCGAAGGCACCCCCTGCGTGCTATTGCACCAGTCGGCGGCATGACCCAATTGGGGGTGATTCGCCCCGCCCGCCCGGTTGTGCCCCTGGTACATCTTGCGCCGCGTCCGCGCTGCATTCACCTTCGGCCGATGCTGACGCAGAACACTCCGTCACTTAAGGTCATCGATCCGCCGGCCGCGAGCCCCGACCCCGCTCGACTGCTCGACCTTTGGAAGATCACGATGCTGGCCGAGGGACTGTCCCCTCGGACCGCGAAGGATTGGCCCTTGATCCTTGCTCGCGCGAGCAAGGCGACCGGCGAACCGCTGACAGGGATGACGCTGCCCGCCCTGCGGTACTGGCTCGCTGGTTTCTCCAACGCGAACACCCGCAGCACCTACCACCGGGCGGTGGTCGGATTCCACCGCTGGTTGCACCGCGAGGGCTACCGCGACGACGACCCGACCCGGTTGATGCGCCAACCGAAGCAACCCCAGGGGATCCCGCATCCGTGCTCGACCTTGGGGCTGCAGGTGCTGCTGGCCTCGCCCATGCCGTGGTCGACGAGGGTGATGGTGTTGCTCGCCGCGTTCGAGGGCCTACGGGTCCACGAGGTCGCGAAGGTTCGCGGGGAGGAAGTCGACGTCGGCGATGGCGTCCTGCGGGTTCTCGGGAAGGGCGGTAAGGACGCGTCCCTGCCCTTGCATCCGGCGGTCGCGGAGGCCGCGGCGTCGATGCCGTCGTCCGGGTGGTGGTTCCCGGGCCGTCGCGCTGATCGCGGCGGGCCGATCCTCCCGTCGTCCGTGTCGTGCGCGATCGGGCTGGCGATGTCGCGGGCGGGTGTGGCTTCGTCGGCGCACGGGCTGCGGCATTGGTACGGCACGGCGCTTGTGCGGTCGGGAACGGACCTGCGCACGGTCCAGACGCTGCTGAGGCACTCCGACCTGAATACGACCGCGATCTACGTCGAGGTCGAGGACGACGCTCGTCGCGCCGCCGTGCTGCGGCTGCCCGACGTGACGGGGCGGGGTGCGCGGTGATGACACCGGACCCGGCGGTGAAGGCCGCTGCGCTCGCCGAGCTGGACCGCCTGGCCGACGAGGCCGAGCACCTCGGGGGCCTGTACTCGTTCATTGCGGGGTGGATGGTGTCCGCGGACCCGGAGGAGGCGCTGGCGTGTTTCCGGGAGTACCGGGCGTCGGAGGCTCGGCGCGCACCGCTGCGGGCCGCGTACGAGGCGGCTCACCGGCCGAACGGTTGAGTCGGGCACGTCCGGTCGGGGTGCAACCAGTGGTTCACCGCGGTCGTCCTAGTGATCAGATTCCAGGGGGGAACACCATGAAGCGCACCATCACCGCGGTCGTTGCCGCGGCCGCGATCGTCGGCCTGTCGGGTTGCGCGGTCGCGAAGACGGACCAGGCGGCCGCCGCCGCGTCGAAGCCGGCCGCGACCGCGGCGCCCGCCGACGTGCAGGCGAAGACCGAGGAGCTCGCCGGGCGGGAGGCCGTCCTCGACACGCGTCTCGCGCAGCTCGACCGGCGGGAGAAGGACCTCGACGCACGCGAGGCCGGGATCGTGAAGTCGGAGAAGGTCGAGAAGGTCGCCGCTGCCGCGACGTTCGGGGAGGGCACCTACCTCGTCGGCGAGGACATCAAGCCGGGGACCTACCGGACGAGCGGCCCCACCGATGACAATTGCTACTGGGCACGGCGTTCGGGTACCTCCGGGAGCTTCTCCGAGCTCATCACGAACGGCAACCCGGCCGGTCCCACGACGGTCACGATCAAGTCCTCCGACGCGGCTTTCGAGACGTCCGGCTGCGGCGACTGGACGCGTCGATGAAGCGGCCGAGCGTGGGTGGGTTCACCGCCGCGGGGGTCCTCGTCGTCGCGATCATGGGCGGCGCTGTCGGTGGTGCGCTGGTGATGAGCGGCCAGGCGGCGCCGGTCGCGCCGAGCAGCTCGGTGACGTTGCATCAGGTCGCCGACGAGGCCACACCTGAGCCGAGCGCGGCGCCCGTAGTGGACGAGGATCCGGCTCCCGCTCCCATGGTCGTCCACCCCGCGCCGGTGCCCGTCGTGGCGTCGGGCGGCGGTTCCGGGGAGACTGCGTCCGAGGCCGCGGACCGTGCGGCCACCGAGGCCGACCGGGCGGAGACCGCCGCTGACCGCGCGGAGAACACGACCGCGCCGAAGCCGGCGCCAGTCGTGGCCCCGGTCGTCGCCGTGGAGGAGGAGCCTGTGGCCAAGCCCACGACCCCGGCCGCGCCGGCCCCGGAGTGTCAGCCGGGGCAGACGCGGGGTGTGCCCGCACGGGCGGGTGAGTACCAGATCACGTACGGGTGCGTGAACGGTAAGTGGGTGGAGACGGACCGCAGGATCGCGACTCCGCCACAGAAACCGGCGCCCGTGCAGCCCGCGGTTGTGGAGTCCCCGCCGAAGTCCTGACCCTGGACGCACGAATGGCGCCCCACCCCTGGAGGGGTGGGGCGCTTCGCGTTGTACCCGCTACCTGCGTGGTCAGTCGGTCGCGTCGAGCCTGCGGAGCTGGAGGCGGATGAGGATGACGAGGGCCCTGGCGCAGGTGCGGATCGCGGCGTCCCGGGTGGCGGCTGTGGCGAACAGCCCGGTGCCGGTGGCGATGGTGCGGAGGTTGTCGAAG